CCTGCCATAAAACATTTCCGCCACAGAAAAAGCATCTGTCATACGTTTTACGGGCACAATTTCTTTTGCGGCAAATGTTCCCGTATAGGCCGCATCTGTAAGTTTCTTCAAATCATTTTCAGGAATATCTGTCAAAAAACGTTTAAGAACAAAGCTGGCCAATTCCTTATATGACAAATCCTTTAAAGAATTATATTCAATAAAAGGCACCGGCAGCATTTCAGGAACATAGAGCCCGCCATCTTTGGCCAATCCCTGAAGCAATGCCTGGGGCGCAGAAATTTTCTCTTCACTTCGTGTACTTCTGTATCTCATACCGCACCTCTTCCGAAATATTTTTTATATTCTATCATACCTGCTGCATAAATGCAGAAAGACCCCCTCCTTCGCAAATCCCTCCGCAGCAATTATCAACTTTGCCAAAACCTTTTACAAAGATATTAAAAACTCCAACAAATTATGAAAAAACAAAAACCCGAAGCCATCATAACCTCGGGTATCATGTCTGGTGGTCTGTGGCGTGCTTTCTACTAAATTTACAGTCAGTATTACCAGCCTGTATTTTTCCGTCTGCATAAAGAGAGCTGCATGAAGTCACCTCAACGCCCAGTATCCTAAACCGGCAGAAATAAGTATCCACATGTTCCGCTGCCGCGTCTTGATCTTAATTTTCTTTTCTGCCTCTTTCTCGTATTCGTCGTAAGATTTCTTGATTCTCTTTAATGAGTTCTCTGTCTGTTCGTTCGATTCTTTCAATTTCTCGATTAAGGCGTTCGCTTTTCCTAACTGCTCTTTCTGTTCGGTCAATAACCGCTCTTTCTTTTCGTTGTTCTCTAATAACTGTTTCGAGTTGTTTTCCAGTGTTGCCAGCTCGCTCTCGTAGATTGTGTACATCTTTTCTGCCTGAACAGAGCAGAAACACGGTACTGATAAAAACAACGACAAACACAAATAAAACAATAGTTTCTTTCCTATCATTCATAAATTCTCCTTTTCAATAAAAAAGCACTCATCGAGAGTGCTAAAATTTTTATTTTTTTCAAAAAAAATCTATTTTTCCTCTTGACTTTATAACCGTTTAAGGTTATAATATAAACATAGAAAGGAGGTGAACATGTGGGTAAAAGAGAAATAAAAATAAGCCTTGTAACATCTATAATCAGTTTAGTCGCCTCGATTATAAATCTGATACAAAGCTTATTGAAGGAATAATCCTTCGAGCAAGGGGTAAGCTCCCGAAAGGGAGCCCCACCCTTTTCTCTATTATACCACAGTCTTTATGAAAACGGCATATGCGGGTCTTATTATTGCTCTTGCAGCACTTTGCATTTCCATTTACAACTTATTACATACTTTAGGAGTGCTATAATGAAATTTGAATTTTCTGATATCATGGCAACAACAGAGGCCGCAGAACGTTGGAACTTGTCTCCTGTTTCTGTCAAACAGCTTTGTACAGGTGTTCAAGGGCGTCCCCCGCGCCTGACGGAAAACGAATGTAGAAAATCAGGCAAGATGTGGCTCGTTACCCGACAGGGCATGGAACGATTGTATGGAAAAGAAAAAGAATAAACAGGAAAAGCACCTTTCGCGGGTGCTTTTTTACGTGTTCTCCTTGTACCACTCCGCTTTACCACGAATGAGATCTCCGCCCGGTACTAATATTTCATTATTGCTGTAATCCGGTAAGTACAGCAGATCCCAACGCATATCAGGCTCTCCGCTACTGACACCATATCCGTCAATTTCCGCAATTTCTGCATGAGTATATACATCGTCTGCAGTCAATCCGAGTATTTCCTCTGCTTTTGCAGTCAGCATCGCCATCGCTTCAATCTGCGCTGCCGTCGGCGGTTCGTCCCCTAAGTCAATTCCGTCAGGCGAATCATAATAGCAAACCGCGTCTTTACAGCAGGCCATTGCAATTCCGATTGACCGGCTGTTTCTGCGCCACGTATGGGCAAGCCGTTCTGTAAAATCATCACGCATGATGTGATAACCGCCTGTCCGGTCGATTACTACGGTATAATCTGGCAAATTAACTACTTCCCCGTCACAGCCCGTCCAGTGTTCGTAAATTCGGTCAATACCGCCTGCCGCATTATGCAGCAGCACTTCAATTTCTTTTAACGTCATTTTATTTTTGTCTCCGTTTGATTAAATCAATTAATCCGTGTAAACTTGATACCCCCGAAGCATCGAGATTTTCAATAATAGAGAGTAATTCTGTCACGGCTAAATAGCCTATAGCAAGGCCCATAAATTCTGCGGATTTCCCGCACGTAACCAGTATTTTGTCAACGGCGCCACCGCCAATGGCCAGCAAGATATAAACTCCCATTTTCCCCGCAAATTGAGTTTTCATCGCATTGGAATTAATAATTCCTACTCTGTGTGCCGCCGGTATTCCGCGTACGGCGTCAAGGAACTGTATGTCTTTTTCGCCTTGATTCTGAATATATTCGTAACTTAGGGCAACCCACTTCGTGAACAAATCCAAGAACACAATAAATGTGAATAGAGAAAATAATTGAGCGTGCATTTGCACCACTAAAAAAACTCCCGAAAGCGGAAGTTTAATTTCCCAATGTGCAATCAATTTTTCAATTGCTTTTTCTGCATAATTCAATAAATTTTGAAAATCCATTATTTCCCCTTTCTTTACGGTTTCTTTTTAGTTTTTTCACTCGGCGTGTTATACTGTCCTTTTTCTTCTTTTTCTGCTTCCACCATAGCATCAATAATGGCGTTGTGCGGACAATCTTCCCAAGGACAGCGGCCATCATCGTCCAAAAGGTTCCCACAGTATTCGCAAAATTCCATGATTTAACCCTCCTATGCGTTTTTAATCTCAGCCGCCATATTGGCGAGTGTGGTTTTATACTGGCTGTCAATTTTCGAGGTATCAGCGCCCAGCATAGCCGCTTTTACCCTAGCGTCTACAAGGCTATCAAGCTGTGGCTGGTATTTAGCCTTGATGGTAGCAATAGCAGATGCTTTCTTTTCTGCAGCAGTTTGTTCCGGTGCTACATATGCTGCAGGTTTTCCGTCTTCGCCTCGGATATATTCACCACTTACATATTTGTCATAGTCTTCTGCCGTAATGATTTCTACAACAGCCGCATTGCTAAAGAGCTTCTTCCCTTCTTCCAGCAGCTTCTGGACTCTTTCAGTGTTTTTGTCTTTTGTGGGATTGAAGTCACAGATGACGGATCCCACACGCTTGCCGGCGTCATCAAAGCCGGCGCAATAATAATCTACATTGGTTGCACTCATGTTTTTGCCTCCTACAATAAAATCGAGGTGATTAAATATGCGTAATCCTAATGGATACGGTTGTATCAAAAAATTATCCGGTCAGCGCCGGAGGCCCTTTGCATTTGTAGTGTCTGAGAATGGTAAGCAAAGAATTATAGAGTACTTTACTAACCAAGCAGACGCTCAGATCTTTCAGGCTGATTATAACAAGGTCCATCTTCATCACGTCCTTCCATGTCATCAGGTCACATTAGCAGAGCTATATCATAGATGGCTACCAGCACATATAGCGGATACAGATCCATCTGATTCGGCTCTTGCCAGCTATGCCAATTCGTTTAAGCATCTGTCGTGCCTCCAGTACGAACCATTCAAAAATCTGAAATATATGGACTACCAGCGAGTTATTGATGGCATGCGAAAGAGCGGGCTATCTTACAGCTCGTGCAAAAAGGTCCGCTCTTTGATTTCGTTACTAGAAAAATATGCTAACAAAATTGAACTCACCAATAAAAGCTATGCTCCCCTACTGTCTATCGGGAAAAATAAAGCCATCCGCCCGCACAAACCGTTTAGCCGGCAAAAGATTAACCGGTTATGGAAGAACATTGATGCGGCCAACGTTGATACTGTGCTGATATTGCTCTATACGGGTATGAGAGTCGGAGAAATGCTGGCTCTGCAAAAGAGTGATGTCAATATGAGGCAGCATTACATCCGTATCACCAAGAGCAAAACCGCTTCCGGCATCCGGGTTATTCCCATCCATCCCCGAATACTCCCATTGATTATTGCCAGGATGGATTCTCCCGGCGTCACTCTTCTAAGTGACACCAACGGAAAACCATATGACTACAGCCGTTATTGCATCGCATGGCGTGCAGTCATGCTGATCATCAACGCTGCCGGACACACAACACATGATTGTCGTCATACCGTAGCTACTTTGCTAGATAATGCCGGTGCCAACGAAACTGCAAAGCGAAGGATTCTAGGCCACGCCGGCGGTGATGTCACCGAAAGAGTTTATACGCATAAAAACATCCGTCAGCTCCGGAAATGTATTGAGCTATTAAAATAATGTTACTAATGCGATACTGTGGACCATGTGGCAACCACGATTTCACTATATATTTTGTGATTTCGTGGTTGTTACTACTGTTTCCAGCAAATCTGATGAAAATACGGATATTTTAGCGTTTCTGATTCTCCGGAAATGCTCCCAATCAGCGTAAATGTTGAATTACAACAAAAGCAAATCTTCCTATAAACCGTGTTTATTCCGCATAATGCTCATCTGCGGCAATAACCTGTATACAGTGGGGAATTACGGAAGCGATTAACGGTAAATTTTATACATTTCCTATTGTTTTCAACTCGCGTCCGCGCGTTATTGTTTCTCATGACGGGTCAACAGCGCAAATAATACGAATTTATGATATTGGATCTGGCGGCTTTAACCACGAAAATATTTTCAAGGATGGTGCGCCTGCATCTGGTGCAGATTGCATGTTCATTGCGGTGGGCTATTAATTACTTCCGACGGCAATGAAAAAATTATCGTCACCCAACCCGTGATTTCCGTTTGTGTCGGAGTCGCTCCAATCAAATCTATCCGGATAAAGATTTTTTATTCTTACGATGTAAGGAGCCCCGTTTCCACTATGTCTGGTTAGACTACACACATATACTTTAGACATTTGAATCGGAAACTGCTCCGTCCACGTATCATAATCACCCCTACTCTGTGTAATTCCCCACTGTTCAGATTTTGCCAACCGTAATAAGATTGCAGAAAGTTGAGCCACTTTTGGGGCTGTATAAGATCATCCTGTTTTGATCAAAGCCAAATGAATAACGTGCCATGCCTGCGTCAGAAACAGTTCCGCAAAAGCAAGTATTCATATTTAGCGGCGGCGTTATCACAGTGAAATCTTTATTAGACATATCATACTTTCCCCACTGTCTAATAACCCAAACTAATTACGCGAAAACTCAGAGCCGCAGCTGGCTTTTGATAGGTTTCTCCGTAGAAGTTGCACGAATTTTTCTCTAGCGCATAGTAAGAAATGTGCTCCTGGGTGTCTTGAGTATCTTGTATAGCCACACTTATAGCCAACGCCCGATTCGGATAATTTAACGGATAAACCCACGTAGAAAATCCGGAATCGTTTGTTGCGGTAATTCCCCACTGTATACAGGTTATTGCCGCAGATGAGCATTATGCGGAATAAACACGGTTTA